TGATATTCACGAGTTTTCTCACTTAAAAATTTTTCGTGCTTGTTATGCACTTTCTCGGAAAATACCATTACCTTTGTAGGCGGATTACTATATACCTCTATAATATGAACAAGAAATTAAGGGAAGCCCTATCATTGAAATGCAAGGATATGGGCTTGACGGATAAAGCACTCGATGAGCTTGCCACGCTCGGCTCTGACGGTCTTTCCGATGATGCCTCCGATGAGGACATCACAAAAAAGGTGGATTTGCTCGTGCCTTACGCCAAAATGACGCAAGGCGAAATCACGAGGAAGACATCAAAGAAAACAACGCAATCAAAGCTGCAATCCAAAGGAGAGGGCGAGCATGAGGGCGAAAGCACGGGCGATGAAGCTCCCGAATGGTTCAGAAAGTATCAGCAATCGAATGACGCGGCTCTGAAAGCATTGCAGGAAGAGAACGCGGCACTCAAAGCCGAGAAAGCGAAAGAACAGAGACAGGGCGAAATCGCCGAGAAAGCCAAGAAGCTGGGCATCCCAAGCTATCTGTTGAAGCGCATGTCCTTTGCGGATGATGCAGACCTCGACAAGGAGCTTGCGGAAATCAAGCAGGACTTGGTAACGAACAATCTCATGCCCAAGGAGCAGGCGCATGAAACGAGCAAGGCGGACGAACAGGCGATGAAAGCCAGTGCGGAAGCGTGGGCAAAGAGCCTTCCCGACAAGTAAGCTCCTATTCGTTAACTTAAAAATTGATTGCAAAAATGGCTATTGAGTTCAAGAGAACCAAGGTTGCAGGTCATTTCCCCGAAATTTGGAGGGGTGAGTGCAGGATGCTGCCTGGCGGTTTCAAGCCCGCGCAGGATTTCGCCGTTGGCACGGTGCTTCACCGTGGCACTCCGCTCTATGTGGATTTCGAGACGATGACCGCCGCCGTCTGCAAGACCGCAAAGGTGCTTTCGGGCGGCACGACCACGAAGCCGAGGGTTGCCAAGGGGCATCTCTTCGCGGCTGGCGATGTGGTCACAAAGAACGGCGATGGTGCGTCCACGCCGACAATCTCCGCAATCGACACGAGCAACGCCGACTACGATGTGCTGACGCTCTCCGCTGCCTATACAGGGCTTGCGGCTGACGATGTGCTTGTAGAGAGCCAAGCCGTGACCGAGACAGGCGCAACGGCGACATCGAAGTATGCGCCAAACGCCGTTGTCGGAGCAGTGAAAGAATTTGACGGCAAAGGCATCCCGACAATCGATGCGGCATACGAAGCGGTTGTGCTCTATCCGAGCCTCGCCTGCCCCGTGCTGGACGATTGGAAGAACGGCATTTGCTTGAAGTCTAACCCGAACATCCTGTTCATTAAGCAGTAAACGATTATGGCAGAATTTCTCTATTCTTCAATTTTCGGCGCACTGACGAGAAATGTACAGGTGCGCTTTGACAAGGTGTCGGAGCTTAACAAAAAGCTCTTCGATAACGTAATTTTTGAGAACTATCTTGATTGGGACGTGCCTACTATCGGGCTGAACTTCGAGGAGCTTATCGGTCAGTACAACCTCACCGTGGCAGCTCCCACGATTGGCGACAACTCGAAAGAGGCGATACTTGGCACGGAGGGGCTTGAAACTCTGAAAGAGACAATCCTTTCCCACGCCATCACCCTGCCGATGACAATGCAGGATTATCGCAAGGTGCTGCAAATCCTCGACAGCAAGTCCCTCCCCGATGCCGCAAAGACGCAGCAGCTCATCACCCTCATGTTCGGCAACGTGCAGACGGTCGTAAAGTCCGTTCTCGGCAAGCTGGATATGATGTTCCTCCGTCCGCTCTCCAATGAGGGTGTCATGGAGCTTGACGATGAGACCAACCCCGAAGGCGGCGTAAGGGGCAAAATCAGTTTCAATCAGCCCGCAGAGAATATCGCGTCGGCAACCACCGCATGGACTGACGCGAATATCGACACTGTGGACTGCTTCGAGGACATACAGGCTATCATCGACGCGGCACAGGACAAGACCGTGCTTGCAAAGGCACTTCTCGCGCCGAGCAAGATTAGCTATATGTGCCGCACGAAGAAGATGAAGCAGATGATTTGGGGTACTGACAAGTCCTCAAAGATGGTTCAGCTCAAAGACATCAACGCCTACATGACCGAGAACAACTATCCTGTTTTCGAGCCTATCCGTAGGCAGGTTCTCATTCAGAACGGCACGACCCGCACCCCTTACACTCCGTGGAACGCGAAGAATATCGTGTTCATTCCAGAGGGCAAGTTGGGTCTCGTCAAGAACGCATGGGCAAACAGCGAATTGAAGCCCGAAAACGGCGTTGCCTACTCCAACTACGGACGCATCCGCGTGTCGCAGTGGGGCGTTGGCGAGACGCAGGGCAGCAATGGCGTTGAGTTCACCAAGGCGGAAGTGATGGCATTGCCCGTCATTACCGAGATGAATGGCATCTACACTCTCAAAACCGAAGCGTAAGCAGACATGAACAACCTCCGAGCATTAAGCACGTTGTGCAACGCGATAGCAAACACTTTCTATCCCGACAAAGCCACTCTCGAAACAATCCTCTTCAATGAGGGCATCGAGGCGGAAGCCGACGCGACACCGAAAGACCCCGCAATCTTCCGTTGCGCCGCGCGGCTCATCCACGGCTATGTGGAGAGCAGCCGAAGCGAGAACGGCGTTACTACCGCCGTGCGCGAGGATGCAATCAAAGAGAGTCTTTTGTATTGGTGCAATTACTACGGGCTTGATGCGGAGGAGGAACTTGACGATTACGCAAGGGTTATCGAGGATGGCTCTAATCTCTGGTAAAGGATATGAGGACAAACGGCACGTTGAAATATGCGATAGTGACCGAAGGAGGGCTGAACGAATGGGGCGAGGCTGACGATACCGCCTCCGTTGAATGGAGCGACCCGATACCTTGCTCTATAAAGGTCAACAACGACACCCGATTAGGAACGTATGAGGACGGCGAGTTTCGCCAAGCGTCCTATCAGATAATGATAGAGCTTGCGGAATTTCCCTACAACCGCATAACGCTTGAAAGGTTGGGTGAAGACCTCGGCGAACACCGCATTATCAGCGCAGAGCCTCTGACTACCGTAGGACGCACGAAAATCACCGTATAGCAATGGCGCAGGTAACGGCTCATAGCAGCAAATATCCTAACATCATTGTCAGCAAGACGGATATGAGGAAACTCAAAGCTGGCTTGCAAGCGAAGATGAAAGATATTGCGAAAGAGCTTATCAAGCAGCTTTGCCGTATCGGTGAGGAGTGCGTTAAAATTGCTCGTGAACGACATTCTAATGATTATGGTGATGTAACAGGCAACCTACGCTCGTCGATAGGTTATGTAGTCCTCTATGACGGAAAGCCCGTGCAGTACGGCGCATCGAAGCAATATGCAGGAAAGAAAGGCAACGGCGAGGCTGGCCCGCCCGCAGCCGAAGCCCTCTTGAATGAGTTGCAGGCGAAATTTCCGTGGGGCATCGTCTTGATTGTCTGTGCGGGAATGAACTACGCCGCGTATGTCGAGGCAGTCCACCACAAAGACGTACTCACATCCGCAGAGCTGACAGCGGAGGCGTTGATGAAGCAACTGATTGACGGTTTCACCACATCGAAGTAATGATAAAGACAGAAGAGGATATAGAAAGGGATTTTTACTCTTTCGTGAAGAATGGCGACCTCGGCAAGGCTATCAAAGGCACGGTTTACCGTGACGGGATGCGCCCTGCCAACGCCACGACGGAGGACTTGATAATAAAGTTCCTCACGGGGCTTGACGAGCAGGTGCAGTCGGGCGTTGTCATCTTCAACCTCTATGTCCCCGACAAGGTGCGCAGCGACGGAAGCAAGGTAATAGACCATTCACGCATTGCGACGTTGCAGACGGCTATAAGGGCGTTTGTCGATGACAATGAGAATACCGAATATTGGATGCAGACGGACACCACACCGACAACGATGCTCAACAATGAGATAGAGCAGCATCTTATCTATGCGAGAATTAAGTTTTACCGATTAGCAGATTAAAAGTTATGGCAAAGAAGAAAATCATAATGTCTTGGTCGAAGTGCAAGATTGAGGTCGGCAAGTTGGCAGAGGACAGCGACGCAATGGCTGAAATCCTAACCAGCATCGGCACAATCAACGACAAATCGACCACGCTCGCCACCGAGGACGGCGAGACCCTCACCGCAACCGCCACGGGCGGCATCGTGGTAGCGGAGGAGGAGGGAGAGCCTACCGTGACCGTGACAACGCGCGTGAAAGAGATGGATTTCGACACCGAAAATCTCTTCACGGGAGCGGTGAAGTCCACCGACGGCAACTCTCTTGTTGTCAGCACCAATGTTGTTTCTGACGAGTTCTCCATGAAGCTGACCCCGAAGAACATCGGAGCGACAGGCATCAAGGCTCGCCGCTGCCATGTGTCTTTCCGTCCTGGTTCGTCCGAGGAGGAGGGTCATTATGTGGACTTGACTTTCAAAATCCTTGCTTGCGAGGATGGCGAGCTTTACACCAAGTTCAAGGTACAGGCATCCGATTGGGCAACCGCTTAATCGGAAGAGCTTATTAAAAAGCCCGAGAAAACGCCGCAAGGCTGGCGAGTGGAACAGACACCCTTTGCTGTTGGCAGGAATAAACAGCTTTATCGTGGCGTGGAGCAGTGGTAGCTCGTTGCGCTCATAACGCAAAGGTCGTGGGTTCGACCCCCACCGCCGCAACAAGACAATCATTCATATTTTCTTATGGAACAGCAAGAACAACAGACCATTGAGAGCCGCGTTGCGGCGGCTATACTTGAAAAGCCAGTGGCGGAGATAGAGATTGAGGGCGAGGTTTACAAGATAGCCCCGCCCTCAATCGGAACGCTCATCCTCGTCTCTGAAATCGTGGCATCCCTGCCTGTCGTAGAGAAAGTGGGCAATGACAAGGTGGTCTATTCCGTCTTGTATAACGCTCGCTTCTATCGTCCTTTGGGCGATATGGCGGCAGTCCTCATCCTCGGCGCAAAGAACTTGACGGAGGAGCGGGAGCGCACGGTTGAGAAGCGTTGCCTCTTCGGGCTTATCCGCAGGAAAAAGACCATTACGGAGGTCGTGGATAAGCGGAAGATGCTCGCAAAGCAGATAATCGAGAATATGCGTCCAAGCATCCTTTTCAACATCGTGATACGCCGTTTGGAGGATATGGAGATAAGCAGTTTTTTCGGCATTACCACTTCCCTAAGCGAGGCAAATCTGTTAAAGCCGACAAAGGAAGTGGAAGCCTGAACGACAGCATTTGGGCGACGGTTCTCGGAATAGCAAAGGTTTTCGGAGTAACAGAGAAATATGCGCTCTATGAAATCAGCTATGTAAACGCACTTATGTACAGCCGAGCCGTGCCGATGCCCAATGACGGCGACGAGGGGGATGACGCTCCTCTGTATGACGAGAGCAAGGACGCGAACAATCCCGATAATTTTAATGACTTTGAAACGGAAGAAATCGTAAGAGCAAGATAATGGCAACAGCGAATGACGGCACTTTGAGCTTCGGCACAGCCATCGATACCTCCAATTTTGACGCGGGCATCGCTCATATCACCGACAGCGTTTCGCAGGTCGGCACGAAAGCGTCTGCCGAAAGCCAAAAGATAGCATCGTTGCTTACCAATGTCCCCACGCTCGACATAAAGGTAGTGACCGATGCTTCGCAGTCATTGAGTACCATTGATGCGGCATACGCGGAGATTGACCGCGTGAACGACCTCAATCAAGCGGCGTTGAAAGAGCTTGAGGCGGAATACAAACGGCTCGGCGATGCCGCCGCAGTCGCTTATAAAAAGGGCGGTTCGGAGGCAGACAAAGAGCTTGCGTCCCTGCAACAGCAGCGTGCGGCGATACAAAAGGTTATCCGTGAGCGCAAGAAGGTAATCACCGAGGTTTCCAAGCAAGCCGATGAGCTTCTTAAAGTGGAGCAGAATTTGAAGAAAGAAGCGGAGGCGGCACAAAAGGCTTCCACCTCGCATTCTTCATTTCGCACACAGTTGATGAATGCCCGAAACGAGATGCGGCAGATGGTCGCAGCTGGGCAGCAGAATACGCAAGCGTATGAGCAGGTAAGGCAAAAGGTCGTAGAGCTTACACAGGCGCAGAATATAGCCAACAAGCAGACAAAGGCACTCGCATCGCCCACCGCACAGATAGAGGGCGTGGTATCGGGATTGTCGGGACTGACAGGAGCGATGTCCGTAGCGACAGGCGCAATGAGCCTGTACGCCACGGAGAATGAGGATTTGCAGAAGATTATGACGAAGCTGCAAAGCCTTATGACAATCACGATGGGCTTGCAGCAGGTGCAGACCACGCTCAACAAGAACAGCGCATTCTCGATGACCACCCTCAATAGCCTCAAAGAGTGGTGGAACAAGCTCGTTGCGGTCGGCACAGGCGAGGCTACGGCGGAAGCGGCGGCAATCACCGCTAACACGGCGGCGCAGACAGCCAATGCCACAGCTACAACCGCAGACACGGCAGCGCAGACGGCGAACAATGCAGCCACAACAGCAGGGACGGCAGCAACAGGCGCAAACACGGTCGGGCAAGCAGCGAACACAGCGGCGGCAACCGCTGGCACGGTCGCAAATATCGGTCTTGCTGGTGCTTTCCGAATGGTGGGAGCAGCTATCAAGTCAATACCTGTATTCGGTTGGATTGCGGCGGCGATAGGCGTTCTTATAGGCGTTATATCGCATTTCATCGGCAAAGCCAACGAGCAGAGCAAAGCACTCGAAGAGAATGAGAAAAGGCTTGAAGAAGGGCGTAAGAAGTACGCAGAGGCTTCAATGGAGATTAACAACTATACGGCTCGCATTGAAGCGTTCAACGGCACGAAAGCACAGGAAAAGAAACTTGTAGAGGAACTTAACGCCAAGTATGGCGATGCGATG